TAGCACCTCCATCAGCGCGGCCTGGAGCAGCGGCTTGACCGTGAGTCAGAGCGTTGATTTGGAACGACACTACGGAGGTTTGTGATGGCAATACTTGGCGGCATATGGAAGAAGTTTGTTGACCTTCTACCCAAGACCCCTCGGTACATTGGCACGGTGACCGACGTGACTTCCCCGGGGCGGTACGTGGTGCAGTTGGTGGGAGGGGGAACCCTCACGGTGTTGGGCAGCGCCGAGTATCAGGTGTCAGACCGCGTGTTCGTGGCTGATAAGAAAATTGAGGGCAAGGCTCCCACCTTGACCGCTGAAACCATAGAGGTGTGAACATGAAGGTTTTGAAAGAGTGGAAGGTGCTGCTGCGCAAGGCGTGGTCGTTACGGCTCCTGGCCGTTGCAGCAGCGTTGTCGGGGTTGGAGGCCATCGTGCCCTTTGCCGCCCCGTGGTTGGGTCAGCGCACCTTCGCGTTGATCATGTTCGGCATAGTGGCCGCAGCGTTTGTTGCCCGGCTGCTGGCACAGAAAGGAGTGACAGATGAGCGACAACGATAAGCTCAAGGTGCCCTACCCGCGCACGTTGATTGCGGCCTTGACCATCAGTGCGGCAGGGCTGATTGGCGTAGCCTCCGATGAGGGCTACCGGGGCAGCGCCTACATCCCAGTGCCGGAGGACGTTCCCACCATCGGCTTTGGGGACACTGATGGCGTCAAGCCCGGTGACAAGACAGACCCAGTGCGGGCGCTGATCAAGTTGGGTCAGCACGTGTCGGGCGCGGAGGCTACGCTCAAGCAGTGCTTGGGGGACGTTCCTCTGTATCAACACGAGTGGGATGCCTACGTGCGGCTGAGTATCAACGTGGGCGCTGGTGCGGTGTGCCGGTCGTCTATCAAGGCCAAACTGCAGTCCGGTCAGTACGTTGAAGCGTGCAAGACCATCCTCCAGTTCAACAAGTTCCAAGGCAAGCCGTTGCCGGGGTTGACGGCTCGCCGGGAACGGGAGTTTCAGGTCTGTATGGGAGGTGTGTCATGATCATTGGCGATATCCGCAACATCGTGCTGGCGCTGGTGATTGGCTTGGCCGTGGGCGCTGTAGGCTCCGGCTTGGCCATCAAACGCTACGTGAACAACGCATGGACGGCTAAGTTGTCCACGCAGAAGTCAGAAGCAGCCACCGCGCTGCAGAAGGCCACCGACCGCGCCGTCAAGGCCGAACGGGCCCAAACCCAACTTGCAACCGAACTGGAGATACAAAGTGAACTCAACAAGAACCGCCTCAACGACGCTTATCGTAGCAACAGTGCTCTTGCTACTCAGCTTGGCGGGTTGCGCGACCCCGGACGTAGGCCGAGTGGTAGTTGTCCCAACCCCGCCCCTACCGGCACCGCCTCCCAGCCTGTTGGTGAAGCCGGAGGAACCGCGCTTTCAGCCGAAGCTACGCAGTTTCTTCTTGACTTCGCCCGTGACGCAGACTCAGCAGCCGAGTACGCCAACACCTGCTACACCTGGCTCCAAAAACTGAAGGGGCAAGCGGCTCATGTGGACTGACCAAATAGACCAGGCCAACGAACTGGCAGAGCGTGAGCGTACCGCTGCAGCAGCTTTGCGTAAGCCTACGCTTCCCAAAACCGGCAAGTGTCACTGGTGTGGTGAGTGTGTGCCGGACTTTGCTCAGTTCTGCGGGGCTGAGTGTCGTGATGAATACGAGGAGCAAGAAAAACGCCAGCACAGGGCTGGCGTCCGTAGGTGAAGGCGGTGTGCGTCAGCCTTGGTTGACGTACCCGCTACCCGGTTCTGACCCCTCCGCCTCAGCAATCATTCGCTGCAGAGTAAAGTGGGCGCTTTCCAGAAGCTCGCAATGACCTTCCCACTCCGTGACCAAGGCCACAACCAGCGCCTCGTCAGCGGTCAGTTCGTTGGACTTCACGTAGTCATCCACAGAGATGAACGCCAACGGAGGAAACGCAGCCATCAGGAACGTCTGTTGAGGGGTGGCCGCCTTTGCAGCAGCCAACTCGCGCAGCTTGGCCAGGAAGTGCTCCGCCTTCCGCAAGTCCTGCAAGCCGTTCTTCTTGCGCCACCGGGTGACGTACTTGGTGACCTGCCCTTCAAAGTACCCCATGCACCGGCTGGCAACAAAGTCCCAGTGCTGAATGGACGCCTTGTAGTGATGGCCGCCCACTTGGGTTTCATTGGCGGAAGATTGCATCGCGGTGCTCCTTGATGTGGGTGAGAATCTCCAAGGCCACGTCAGTGGGGTTCATGGAGTCCAGATAGCTGATGTAGTTGGCCAAGCACCCTTCAATCAGGCGGTTGCCCCGGTAGGCTTCACTCAGGCAGAAGAGTGCGCCTTCCAAGCAGTCGGCCAACTTCAGCGTGCGTGCCTCAGTGTCGCTGATAACGGGTTGCGGGATGTGGAGCGACTCAAACAGTTCGTCCTCCATGGCGTCAAACACGGGCTTGACCCCGTACTGCTTTTTGACGGGCGCAGGAACGTCCCCGGTGGTGTACTCCGGCGCGTCGTGCATCATGGCGACCAACAGCAGGTCTTTGCTGCAAGCCCCGTTGGTGAGGACGTACACCAGCCACATGACGCCATAGGTGTGCTCGCCGACGTTCTGTTGCTGTTGAGTGTCCTCGGTATGGTAGCGGCGGACTCGTGCTGACCGCACAATCATCGTCAGCTGGCGGGTGAGTAGAGCGTTCATTGTACTGGCACCCCCACTCCGTCACCGCTCATCTGCTTGCGCAAGCGGCGCTCCAACCACTCCACCCCGGCTGCACGCCAGTCTGGAGCCTTGCAACCACCGGCCAAGGTGATGGCGCGGGGCAAGTCTCCGTCCTTGTAGGCGGCGTGCGCTGACATCATGGGCACAACCACGTCACGGAAGAACGGATGCCGTCCATGATGGTCAGCGGTAGGGAAGTGTGCAACGGCTTCACAATCAGCCAACCACGCTTCTGACTCCTCCGGCGCGAAGAACAGCGGGAACGTACCCATGCCCTGAGCATAGCGGTCGTCTGCCGTGTAGCGGATAGACCACTGAGCCTTGTCAGCTGCAGAGGCGTCCATCAGGCGCTGGCAGTCCTCCCGGTCAACGTACATGTGGAAGTTGTTGCTGAATTGGTAGTACACCCCCACCGGCACGCCCAAGGTACGTGCCATGAACTCTTGCAAGAAGCTCATGTGCACGACGTTGGCGCCATAGCAGCCCCAGATGGCGTCGTTACTGCGGTTGCAGACGGTCATGTCCATCACCCCGCGTGTCATATCGAAGTACACCTGGGTGTTGCACGGCACGTCCTTGGCGTTGATACCGCCCACCCCGCCTTCGGCAGCAATCAAGTCCCCGTTGGGCGACCACATGGTGAGCACGGCACGGCGGCTCTTGGGGTCACACTTCAGCAAGGCGATGATCTCCTTGAGTTGATCAAAGCCAAACCACGCACGCCAGCGGAACCCGTAGGCTCCGTGCAGCACCGCACCGTCATCACTGAAGGCGGTCATCTGCTTGGCGTAGTAGCTCACGGTGTCAACGTCGTTGCGGCCTGCCAGCATCCAGAGGGCTTCGTACAAGTGGAAGAACGGGTTGGCGTCACGCAGGGCGCTGTACACCACGCGCTGCTCCGGCTTGGTGTACACGCTGATGACAGGAGCCGGGGCTTGAACCACACGACCGTTGCGGCTGTCATTGACGACGCCGGACATTTTGAGCCACCACAGCGCGTCCTCCAAGGCGGTGTTGGGGTTGGCTGCGGTAATGGGGCGAATGTTACTCATGGTTGAATGCTCCTTGCATAGAAGAGTGGATGAATTGGGCCAGGTCTGGGGACTGCCAGCCTTCCGGCTTGACCACTTTGCCGGTCACTGGGTCACGGGTGACTACACCGTTGGGGAACTTAGCCCAATTGGCCTTGCTCACTGCGCGGTAGGCGGCCACCGGGTCAGCGCCTTGGGCGGCTGCTGCGCCAATGCTCACCCAAATCAAGTCCATGTCAGCGTCCAGCAGCTGCGTGGCGGTCTCCTGGTCCATGATGCTTTCCAGCGACAGGTCGTGCTCGCCTCGTTTGAAGCGGCTGGCCTCCGCTTGAAGTGCAGCGGGGAGCTCAGAAGTACCGCCCAACACCACCTCCAGCTTCTCAGCCAGTTCTTCCATCTGCATGCCAATGTAGAAAGCGGCTTGACGGAAGTCCAGCGTGGGAACCTCCGGCATTTGTCCGGCCTTCACAAACCATTGCTGCGTCATTGTGATTTCACTCATGTCGTTCTCCATGTTACGTCGAGGGTTTGAACTTAGACCGGGGTGCGCCCTCGCCATTCCGCACTCTGGACCATTTGTCGTACTCGCAGAGCGAGTGCTCAATTTCGCGTAGCTCCAAGCGCGGGTACAGCTTGGACGGCTTGGGCCACTCTCGTCTGGTTTCTGCCAGCAAGGCTTGCATCATACTCAGCGCCGGGGCTTCCTTGCGCGGAGTGGTCTTGGGCTTGCCCTCCACTATGTTCAGTCCGCGCAGAGCACCGGGTCCAGCGTGAGCGAACGTGTTGATGTCCGGCCAGTGGCCGCCAAGGGCAGTCCAGCGCATGTCG